TCCGCCTGCTGCATTTCGGGAGCTCTCCTTAGCCACTAAACGCATAATCTCTTGCTCAATGCGGATCAATGTTCCAGCCATGACATTATCCTTGGCGCGAGTTGCTCGCTGCCTATGAGTAGTAACGTCCGGTAGACACCTTCGCAAGAGACTGACACGAGTCGCGTCAGTAATTTGCATATGTATACCGGGGGGGTAAACACCATTTGCAAGATTACTTTCGAACTCCGATGCCAACCTACTTTGGCGAATCAAGATCTCTTGATTGTACAATAGACACGATGTATATTTAATAAGCTCCTCAACATCACGAACACCACCAAACAACAACGTCCAATCACGCTCAACAATAGCTTCACGCATATTACGTACAAGTCCAGAAGCAAACTTAAACAAAGAAACAACAAAAGTATCAACACTAGTATTAGGCTGGAGCACACTCTCAACAGACTTCTTAACACGCAAAACATCACGCACATCACCAAAAAGCCCGGTATGAGCGAGCAACGTCGAGATACTTACAAGACCAAACAAATCATACATGCTGCGACCCAGAGGACTGCCAATGACATCGACAGTTTTTCCGAAGAGCTTGTTTGGGAGATCATTCCATTCCTCAACAGGAACATCCATCACTTGGTCAACCAATGGTTGTAATAGGGGATCCTCACCTTCAAGACCCAAAACCATCGCAGGATCATCTGGATATTCCGCTTTAACCTTACTAGCAGACCCACCTTCAGTCTGCCACTTAAGGCCCATGGCAGCAATAATGGAGTCACCAAGCTTCTTACATTTCGGAGTAACATGCTGAATAACAAAGTTTGACAACGTCATGAAAATTTGCAAAGCGGATGGATCACCGCTCAAATTAACAATCATCGTTAAAAAGCCATAAATGTCTCTCCACCATGAACTCTCCCTGAGTTCCTTGGGCAGGAAGTCCGAGAAGGACGGCATGAGACGCATCAATTGCTCCCGATTCACCTTGACCTCAGTATGTCCTATCATTGGCACATCAACCCCGACGGAGTGCATTATAGGATCCTCAACATCAGGTGACATCTCCTTCATCTTCGAATGCTCACCACCTTCAACCCTACCAACGAGGGGACGGGACTGCGTGGCGTATACCACCCTCTTCATAACATACACCAAGTCACTGGCTACGTAGAAGGGAGTGGGATAATCTAAATCAGGGAATGGCAAAGAAGCAGACGAGTACAGCGGCGGAAAATCGTCCTTGGAAAAAGAAAAGGAACCCATCTCCAATCGGCCCTCCTCCCTTTTAACCATAACGACACGAGAAGGTTTAGCAGGAACTGGAGGTGGTAAACGAACAAACTCCTCCTTAGCACGCGGCATATTGCGCGACAGATCCCACATAATTTTCTCGAGAGCCGCCACGCCTTCAAGATCGTTGCGCGCATAAGTCTCCTCAAACGCTACATAGAAACGTCTCATTGTGTCACACATAGTCTCATTGCGACACTTCACCAATAACGCTTCTAAATCGTCACGATCCTTGATGATTCCTTGGACAAGTCGCAAGTGACCCACCACTGGGGGGACAAAAGCTCCCAACACGACCTTGGTTGGACTATCAGCTTTATACTTGTAGCTGCCCTTCACAGGCCCTGGGGCTTGGAGCTCGCGCTGAATTTGCTTATGGCTAGCCGTAGCCACAAATTGTTCATTAAGAACACGCGGTTCTTCAACAAACTCGGTCAACTTCATCCCCTGCTTCATCAGGCTAGCAGCTCGCTCACGATAAACCTTAACCTCAGCAACGGACTCTTTCATCTGCTCTTCGTTCATCTTCTTGAAGCTAGTTCGACGCAACTTCGCAGAAGCGCGAGTACTCGCGGCTTTTGCCTGCTCAGCAATAAGCTTAGCCTTCGCAGCACGACCCTCAAGTCGGCGCTGCTGAACTTGAAGCTTACGTAACTCCTTCTTCTCTCGTTCCTTCGCATCATCAATCTCAGCAACAACATTAAGATTGCACAAACGAAGGTCATCTGATGTAAAGACAACACCAGTATCTTCGTCACCGGGATACATGTCATCAACATCAGGTTCGGCACTACCATAGAGAAACTCATCATCTGTCTTAGGAACAAAACTAGTCCTAATATGGGGAGTATCCCAATAGGCTGAATGACTGCCATCACTATGGCTATCGGCCTCATTCCAAGCCGCCTCTTTGCCACCATCAGAGGAACCAGATTCAACACGTGAAGGGAACACGTGGGGAGAGTTGGTCAAACTCTTCCTCGTAATCTTGAATGAATTAAGATAAGAAATTCGCGCTGGATGTCCAGGCGTACGCCAGTAAATATCATTAACTGCATACGCTTGGATCTTAACAACAGCTTTAAGGCCAGGATCGGTTGGAAAAGGATTGAGATATAAAAACATCTCACCGATCGTGCTGGAAAAATCAATGTTAAGCCCAGCCCAAACCTCATCTGGGTAAGAATAACG